CATCACCATCATCTATTGTTGTAGTAGAACCATCTGTTCCATCTGTACCATCATCACCATCATCACCATCATCACCATCATCACCACCAAGTAAACTTGTTGCACCAGTAACTAAACCTAATCCAGTACCTAAATCAATACCACCACCAGTTGTGCCACCGCCTTGATTAACAAAAGATTGCCAATAATTAGGGTCATAAGGCAATGGTTGATAAACATTCATGTTAAATGTATCAGGGCTGACTGCAAAACTTCTTTGAAAGTCGCTTTCAAGAGTTGGGTATTGGTCAAGCATATTTGTAACAACTTGTGGTCTTTGTTGCATAACATCTAAATCTGACAATGTGTCTAATGTAGGTGTGTTTTGCAATAACCCTTGTTGCGGAACAAAATAATTAGGTTGATTTAATACAGGTTGAAAATCTTGCATAAACCCTGAGTAATCTACTTGCTGCGTTGATGGTTGTGCAGCATTTAAACCAGCAAGTATTTCTAATGTTTCTTCGTCCATTACTCAACTCTCGGTAAATTAGTAGATGGCTTACCGCCAACTTGTTGTTCAAATCCTCTTAACTGTGCCTCATAACGTAATTCTTCTTGACGTATTTGCATTTTCATTTGCAGTTCTTCACGTTTTAACGCAAGTTCTGCATCTTGTTTAGCCTTTTGCAACTCTAATTCAGCTTGGAATTTTTGTTGTTCAAATTGCATCTTCATCTCAGCTTCACTAGGAGGAGGAGGTTGTTGTGGTTGCGGAGGCGTATCTTCTGGATTTTTAAAGAACCTTGTTGCATCTTTAAATCCTGCCATACTTGCAAGCTCGGCAAGGGTATTTCTATATTGCTGTAAATCCACTAATGGGTTCTCAGCACCCATTTGTAACAATATTTGTTCTTGTTTCTGTGCCATTTGTGCAAGGAACGCCATTTTTTCGTTAGTTTGACCAGAGCCTAACCCTACATTAACAGATAAATCATACTCATGTTTCCAGTTAGAAGGGTCAATAGGCACAAACTTATTGTTAAGACGTATCATTTGCTCTTTCTTGCCATGATGTAAGCATAATGTAAGCACAAGTCTAAACAGTTGTTTAACACCTGTCTCGGCAAACACTCTTGCAATCATCTCAATTTTACCTTGTGCAGCACTCATTTGTGCAGCAACCGCAGTAGCTGTTGTGCTTTGTAGTGCATCTGCGTCAAGACCCATAGAGGCTTTTGATAAACCAGTGCGTTGTTCTCTAATTTCGTCTAAATACTGTAGTAAACTAAAAGCATTTTGACCAACCATAGGAGGTTGCAATACTTGTACTGCATTTGCTTGACGCATACGAACAATGCCACCAGCTCTTGAGTTTAATAAATCATCAAGATTTACTTGACCTTCTACAGCAGCTACACGAGCATTGTTTGTTAAATATATATTGTCTAGTAATTGACGTAGAACAGTAGATTTAATTAACTGTAAATCCATAATAAGTTCTGCAATACTTCTGCCAACTAATCTATGTGGCATTAATATTGGTGATAGACAAGCAAATGGTACATGGTCAAAGGTTTCGTTTTCTACTATTTCAAAACCGCTACCTAATGTTACAACTCTGCGTAACTCAGCGACACCATCTCCGTCATAATCTGACTTAATATAGGCTTCAACAACCAATACATCACGCATAGACATATCGCTAGAATCGGTAGCATCACTGCTTTCTACATCTTCAAAACGATTTTGTACTTCTGAACTTGTGTCTAACTCAGTATATCCTGCGTATTTTTCTACTAATTCTCTGTCATAACCCATTTGTATAAGATCACCAACTTTCATAGTTGTGCGGTGAGCTACAAAGTCTGCATCTTCTATTGACGCAGCACGTTTTGACACTAAAAATTCTTCTGGCGGAATGTTATCAACTTTAATCATACCACCATAAGACATACGTTTTATCACAACATCATGGGAAACAGAGTAATCTGAAACAGGCATACCCATCTCATCAACACCTTCTTCACCATATTCTTCTGTATTTTGTGATACTATCTCAACATTAGGGTCTTGTAGTAATAATGTTAGCTCGTCATCAGATAACCCAGTATATTCTTCTTCTTGGGCTTCTTCTGTCTCATCATAATACACTTTTACAACGCCTATTTTTTGTAACAACGCATCTTTAAAGAAATTATGCAATATAACAAATCCGTTATTTTGACAGTTTAAAACATAATTTGCGTATGATGTTGCTTGTTTAGCACCTTCTACATCTTCAGGTTGACGAGGCATAAATTTTACAAATTCATCTGTCTGTGTGAAAGTACGCATAAGGCTAGGCATAATGAACTCAATAGTGTCGGCAACTTCTGTTGTAACAACTTGAGAACGACCTTCTTGTTCATTACCGAAATCTTCGCCCATATAATAATTCATGGCAGTTATTCGGTCTGTACCATATTCTGAGTCATAATACCCTAATGCGTTTTCAATCTCATTACGCACTAAAGCATTAAATTCTAACTTATCCATTATTTAACCTTTTTTGGTTGTTTTCTTTTTTTCGGAAGTTTTTTCTGTTTTTTTAGGAGCAGGTTTTTTAACTTCCCTTTCCATAGCTAATATTTGACTTCTTTGCATGATTCTAACTCACTATAATGATGAATAAAAGTAATCCGATAATACCGCCTAATGCAGCATCAACGTAATCCCACTGATGATCCTTAACATAGTTAAGAATGTCTTTTAATTTTTCCATATTTTTCTCCTAATTTATATCTATATTGTCTGGTGCAATATTAACTGTTGTAAGTTTTTCAACAAATTCATCTGCTGAGCCACCACTCTTAAAGAAACAATAGGCTGCAGAAGCTAATGTAACATCACAAATTGTTTCCCAATCTATACCAGTTTTATTAATAGATTGTAAATTTTCTACCATACCTATAAAAATAGCGTGAGTAACAGGGTTTTCAGCAGCATATTCTTGCTCCTCTGTAAACATTATTTCTAATTCGTCTAAGTAATCCATGAACTGTCCTTATATTGTATTGGTTTATTCCAATGCGTATGACCTCCACGAGCAGAAGCTGTAAAGGCTTGTTGTGCAAAGGTTAGGCAAAAGGCATCAGCTAAGTCACAGCTACGACCACCTAATCTTTTTTTAAACTCGTCTTTGGCTTCAACTTTTATTTTTCCGTTAGATGTAAATTTAAAACGAGGAGCTATTAGTTCTTCTATTAATTTATCATCTTGCATAATGCGTACATCACGCCCTTCAAACCATTCTCTTGCTCTAAACCATAACTCGTCTCGCAATCGCATATATTTTGTTTTTAGAGCAGGACTTTCCGAAACCTGTATGGGTCTGGCAGGCAAATCCAATTCGTTTAGCCTTGACGCTACTCCAGAACCGATACCTATACTATCTACCATTATATCCGTTGGTTTGTCCTTATAATTACATATTTCGTACTCATTCATAACAATACCTACTGTTTCCATTAGGTCTTTACCTTGCCATGTGCGTACAGGCTCTATTAACTCAGCACCACGTCTTTTACACAATGCCGTTCTGTCAGAGCCAAAATTGGCGACATCTAAACCCCAAACGACAGGTTCATAGGGGTCAACTGATATATCTCTGTCTATAGAGCTTTCTACCATATAAAGCGGTATAACAGTGTCATCTTCTGCTTTTGGAAACTCGCCAAGCACCCTAACTCTATATACGTTTGAGTCAGAACCATATTTTATGTTCATATCCTCAATAAATTCTTTTGATACTTGTGATGAGTCAGCACAGCTTACAGTCATTTTAGTCCATCGATCACGCATTGCATGAAACGCATTAAAAAAATAACCTGATGTACGAGTAGGATTGCCAGTCATAACAACTTTAGCATCTGGTGTTGATAGCGAACCTTCACCTACCTCAAATATCTTATCATCTACCCCTGATGCCTCATCAATAATAAACAAGAGGTTTTCAGAATGGAAACCTTGTAAGGCTTCTGGGTTTTCTCTACGAGACACACGAGCCACAGCATACGAGTCTGTCGAACCTGCAATATTAATTTTGTCGGATTTCATATCCATTTGCGAATAAAAACTCTCAGGCAAACGTCTTGCCCATTTTTGAGCTTCAGCCCATAGAACATCTGATAATTGGTGAGCAGTATTAGCTGTGCAGACAACCTTGCAAGGGTGTCGTGTAAATACCCACCACAATATCAACCAAGATAAAACTGCTGTCTTACCTACGCCATGCCCTGACTTGACAGCACATCTTGGGTTCTGCATGACGTTTTGTAAAAATTCTCTTTGCCATTTTTCAGGTTTTACCTGTAGCATTGTTTCAACAAACATAACTGGGTCTAATGCTAGTTCTGCTAATATATCTGATAGTTGTTCTTTACTCATTCTGACTCATTATGTCTGTTTTAAAAAAAAGGGTACGAAAAATGGAATTAAAACGCACCCTTCCCTTTTCAGTAATGAAATAATTTTTTTTGAACGATATTATTTTAAGGGGAGATAGTTGTTCTAAAACAACATAATTATTTCATATGATTGCATTGTTCGTGATTTCTCAAGACTTGTCAATATATAGAAAAATTTTTTTTTGCAGCACCATATATGGAATTTTTTTTTGAGAGGGGGGTATACATATATACAGGTAGAGGGGTCGGCAAATAAAGAAGGGGGGGGATTAATCGCTTTCTATATCTGTAATATTATTATCTATTGTTACTACGTCAGCTTCCTTTATGGGGGTGCTTTTATATTCTTTTATTTTTTTAGCTACGTCATTTAATGCACCAGTAAACGTATCAGAAGCCGTCAGCTTTAAGGTATCGTTTTTCGGAAATAGAAAAGCAAGTTTATTAATATTCAATATATCTTCCTCTAATGCTTTTATTATCATATCTTCAAGATTGTTTTTTTTACGTTCAGATAATACCTCAAGCGATCTTGATAAACTACGCTTCAATATTTCTTCTGCTTTTTTCTTAAATGGACTAACGCTATTTTTTGAGCCGATTGGTCGACCCCGCTTTTTTTTAACTGCCGCATTTTCTATTTTTGGCGTTTCGTTGTTTGCTTCTGCCATCTTTTCACCTTTTAAATATTCTTAACTTGTTGATATAATTAATAGTACATTTATTTATTTAATCAATATAATTATTTAATTGCATAAAAAAAGGGCTATAAAATAGCCCTTTAATTAATTTTATATATTTAATAAATTTTAATTTGTCATCTTATACAAATGTTTTAATAATGTTTTCAATCTTTTCTTCGATTTCTTCAAAATTTTTGTAATCGATATTTTCCCATAAAATATCGTTAATTTTTTTAGTCATTTCTAATTCTAAATTAATATCCATTTTAAAACCTCTTTGTTAGTTAATATAGTATCAATATAAGATAATAATAATATTAAAGCAAGTAAATAATTATTTATTTTAGCAATAAAAAAGGCGACTAAAAAGTCGCCTTAATTATTATTATATATTTAATTTAAAATTGTCGTATAACAAATTTCTCACTTTCTGGAATTCTTAAAATAGTAGTATGATTTTCTAATTCCTCCATTGTTTCAATATCAGAATTCCAATCAGATTTAAAATCATTAAAATCATCAAATTCTTGAAAATCACAACAAATAGCTATTGGGTCAAATTCCATATCAGGGTCAATTTCTTCAAAAAAATCAAATAACACAAATAATGCTTCATGGCTAAAGTTATCAGGTCTAATTTTTTGAAATTCGCTTACAAATTTCCATTGGTCTAAAGTATCTTTCATTTCTATCTCCGTTGTTAATTAATATACATGACAGTAAATGATACTATATTAATAGTCAATAGCTAATATAAAATAATTTATTTTTTTTTATTCTTTTTTACTTGCAATTATATTTTGTTTCATTTAATGATATAAATATAATTAATAAAATGGAGTGTTAAAAAATGAAAAATAAAAAACTAAATTGGTACACAGCAGGTGGAGTAGAAAAGCATTATGACGGCTCTTTTACTCTTTTTGGATATATAGAAAATAATAATGAAGAAGAAGTTATGTCATATAAAATGAGATATATGGATTACGATTTCAAAACAGCATTAGATAAATTTAAAGGTGATTTAAAAGATTATGTTGAGTTATTAGAAGACAATAATATTTACACACATGAGTCATATTTGGAAAATTATTGGAGGATAACATAATGACTAAACAAGATTATATATATTTATTTATCGTACTAATTTCAATTTATTCATATTTTGAATTAATAGGAGTGTAACAAATGGATTATTTTTTAATAATATCTTTTATATTTATAGTAGTAATACCAATTACTTTTTCAATCTGGTTTGCAATAGACCAAATTAAAATTAATAATGGAGAATAAAAAATGACATATCAAATTAACTTAAATACAACAACACCATATGCAACCAATGAATTATATAAATTAGATAAAAGTTTTATTAATACTACTCATTATATGGGTTTAGCATATTTTTGGAGTTATGATTATAGGCATTCAGGTTTAAGAGAATGCACAGTTGCTAAAAGAAAAAAAGTACATAAAAAAATGTTGGAAGCTGGATTAAACGTAAACGAAACAAGTGATAAACATTTTGAAATAATTATGAATTTATTAAAAGGACATATATTTTAATGACAAAATTACAGATCGCAGAGTTGGTATTTCTAATAACAAGTCTATTTATACTTGTCTATGTCATATAGATACCCTTTTAAAACGAATTTAAAGACTATACAGGCATATTTTATAGGCTTTGGATATAGTGAGTTAGAATTATAAAAAATGGAGATAGAATAATGATAGATAAAGAATATAAAAGTTTTTACATAAGCCATGATTATCAGCAGCAGTCAGAAAAATATGATGAAATTAATAGATATTTAATATGGACTAATGACTATTCTGATGTTGTAGCAGGTGAATTTAAAACAATAAAACAAGCTAAACAATGGATTGATGAAAATGGAGAATAAACCTATCTTACATAACCATAATGATAAGCTAAAATATCTAAAATTTCACAAAATATTTTAAAAGGTTTTTTTTTGTTTTTTAATCGTAATGTTTTTTTATTAGCCGCTTGCAATGGCATATCGTCTAATACAGCGTATTCAAAAAATTTAAGTAATTTATAAGGTATATGTTTTCTAGCTTCATTATA